GATGAACTAGAAGTCACTGCAATGGGTGACAGTTCACACAAGTTTGTCAAGGGTCTTGAGTCATCAACAGTGACAATCGACTTCCTAAACGACACAGCAGCAGCAAACGTATTGGCAACACTACAGGCAGCCTGGGGAACTACAGTCACAGCTGTATTTCTACAGACAAAGGGAACAGCAGTTTCTGCTACAAACCCTCTTTACACTGTTTCAATCCTTGTCAATAACACAACAGACATCAATGGCGCAGTAGGCGATATTGGTACACAGTCAATTACATTTACATGTAACTCAACTGTTGCAGTAGCCACTACCGGCACATTCTAAAAAACTAAACAAAGGGGCAAACCATGGCAAGACTAAAGATAGTTCGACAAGATGGAAGCGTATTAGAAGGCGAGATCACTCCAGCAGTGGAGTATTCGTTTGAGCAGTACGCTAAAAAGGGCTTCCATAAGGCGTTTCGCGATGAAGAAAAGCAAAGCGATGTCTATTGGCTAGCATGGGAAGTAACACGCAGATCAGGTGAAACTGTTAAGCCTTTTGGGTTGGACTTCATTGAGACACTTAAAAGTGTTGAGGTGCTTGACTCAGACCCTTTAGCTTAAAGCGCGATCAACCATTCACCTACCTCATTGCTCGCTTGAGCATTAGGTTGGGGATCGCGCCACAGCAGTTATTAGATTTAGATAAGACCATGCTAGATGCACTTCTGCAAGGTCTCAGAGATGAAGCGAAGGAGATTAAAGATGCCAGTTCAAGTAAAAGGCGTTATTGAACTCCGCAAAGCTCTTAGGAACTATGCTCCGGACTTGGCTAAAGAATTAACTGCTGAGATCACACAATCCTTAAAAGTCATTCAGAAAGATGCAAGAGGCTTTGTCCCAGCCTCTGCTCCAGGTGGGCTTTATAACTGGGACAGAGTTCCTAAAGGGGAACCTAAAGCATTTAACACATCAGGCAGAGTGCGCCCATTCCCTCGCTATGATGCAACAGCCATCAAGCGTGGCATTGTTTATCGTACCGGTTATGGTAAGCCAAATTCCAAAGGATTTAGATCCTTATTCAGAGTTAAGAATATGTCAGCAGCTGGTGCAATCTATGAGACAGCAGGCAGATTATCAGGAGTCCAGCGCACCCCTGCCGGTGAACGATTTATTCAGCAAGGCCCTTTGTACGGCAGCAAGAAGTCTGGTCAAGACATGCGTGGTCGTGTGCTTTATCGCGCTTGGGAGCAAGATCAAGGCAAGCAACTAAATGCGATATTCAAGGCCATTGAAAAAGCAGACAAAGCATTTAAGAGCCGCGTTGCTTCTGGAAGCATAAAGGGAGCAGCATGAGCAATATAGTCATTGACATTGCAGCGCAATTTACTGGCAAGGGAGCCTTTAAGCAGGCTGAGAGTTCTACAGATAAATTAAACGCAGGTGTTAAAAATCTTGCTAAGACTCTTGGTGTGGCTTTCAGTGCTACAGCAGTCTTAAATTATGCCAAGGCCTCAGTCAAAGCAGCGGCAGCAGATGAGAAAGCACAGAAGCAGTTAGCACTAGCTCTGAAGAATGTTGGCCTTGGTCGCGATGTCGCTATTTCAGAAGCCTTTATCCAGAAGTTACAAAGCGAGTTTGGTGTAGTCGATGACAAACTGCGCCCTGCCTATCAGCAGTTAGCGGTAGCCACAGGAGACACAGCACAGAGCCAGAAGTTATTGCAGATCGCTCTAGATATTTCCGCTTCGACTGGCCGCGACTTAGCCTCGGTCACAGGGGCAATTAGCAAGGCCTACCTAGGAAATAACACAGCACTAGGTAAATTAGGCGTAGGTATCTCTAAGGCTGATCTAAAGGCTAAGTCCTTTGATGAGGTAATGAACCAGCTGTCGGATACCTTTGCTGGATCTGCTACTGCCTCGGCTAATACTTTCCAAGGTTCAATGGACAAGTTATCTGTTGCATCTGCCAATGTCCAAGAGATTATCGGTAAAGGCATTATTGAGTCGCTAAAAATCTTATCCGAGGATTCTACAGTCAGTGATTTAGCAACAGGTATGGAGGAGTTTGCTACGGCTATATCCGAGTCCATTCAAGGCCTAGCGATTCTTATTGCTCAAATAAAAAGCATTCCAAAAATACCTGGTGGCGGTAGTGGTGCGATCTTTGATATAGATAAGTTATTTAAGTTCACTGGTATAGCAATGCTGCGAAAAATATTTGATGCGGCAAACAAAGGCTCGGCTAATGATCCTGCCGCAGGGCTAGCGCATCTTGCCGAGTTAGAAGCTAAATATACTGCTGCAACTCTTAAATCAAGCAAGAAACTTACAGCAGAAGAATTGAAACAACTCAAGGCCAAGCAGTTAAAGGCAGCCATCGATAAGGCTAACCTAGCCCTTGGCAAGGGTGAGAATGTCTTTGATATGGAGAAGATCCAGTTAGCAGCAGCTGAGAAAAGCGCAGCCGAGCAACTGGGCAAAGTGACTAGCCAAGCACAACTGCTACAGATTACTAACGACCTTGCTCGCCTTGAGGTTAAGCAATCAATCCTCGCGCTAGAAGAAGCCATCGCCTCCAAGGACGTTGCAGCCATAACTAATGCCACTAACAAACTTAATGCAGACCTTGGTGTCCTTGGTGCACTTACTGGTCAGAAGATTAAACTTACTGAGATTGAATCAATCCTAAAGGGTATCCTTCCAAAGGATCTAATCAATTTAAAGAATCTCAATGATGCTATTGCTTTGCTAAAAGTTATCGGAGCAGGGGGCGGTGGCACTATGGCAACTCACGCTAACCCTATTCTGAGCGATCCTAATAAGAGTCCTACTGGTTTCCCTACATCTGCTGAAGTAAATGCAGCACTAGCAAAAGGCAGTTTTGTACCTGTCACTCCAGACTCAAGCGGTGGCATAGGTTATTCTGGCAATGCAGGTAATTATGCGCCTAGTGGTTTCCCTGGTGCAGGTGGCACTACTGTTGTAAATGTTTATGCCAATACTATTGCTAATCCAGAAGAATTAACGCTACTAATCCAAAACTCAATCATTAGCCTGAACAAGCGTGGAGACCTCTTAAATACTGCTGGAGCATTATGACCAGACCAGTCATTAACGTAATCATTAACTTCTCTACAGGTGCTACCTTTGGCAACCCTTTTATCATCGATCAATCTAAGATCGGCAGTTCAGATGTCATGGCAGATTCCACATCTTTAATCGTGGATGTCTCTAACCTCATCAATCAGATAAGCACTACAAGAGGTAGGCAGTTATCAGCTGAGCAGTTTAATACTGGCACAGCAAGCGTTCGGATCTTGGATCAGAATGGTGATTTCAACCCACAGAACCCAGCATCTCCTTATTACACGTATCTCAGCCCTATGCGTAAGATTGCCATTACTGCGACTTATGAAGGTGTCACCTATCCAATCTTTGCAGGGTACATAACCTCTTACAGCACTAGCACACCTAAGTTTAATGGCGATATTGTCTACACAACTATCACAGCTGTAGATGGATTCCGCCTATTCCAGAATGCCCAATTCTTTGGGGTAACTGGGGCAACTGCTGGAGAAACCACAGGCTCACGAGTAACCAAGATTCTAGACACAATCGGCTGGCCTGCCTCTATGCGTGACATAGACACAGGATTGACCACAGTGCAAGCAGATCCAGCAACACAGCGCACATCCCTAGGAGCACTTCAGACGGTGGCTATAACCGAGTATGGCGCAATCTATATGGGTGCAGACGGTAAAGCGGTCTTTCAGGATCGTACGGTCACTACAGCCTCTATAGCAGCCACTCCAAAGGTCTTTGCAGATGATGGCACAGGTATCAATTACTTTGATGTCAAGTGGGTGTTAGATGACTCTCAGGTCTATAACAAGGCAACCGTTACCCGTGTAGGGGGCAGTGTCCAGACAGTAACCAATGCTGCTTCTATAGCCCAATACTTTACTCATAGTTATAACCAAGCAGACTTACTTATGCAGACCGATGCTGAGGCTTTGAGTTATGCTCAGGCTTTCATCGCATCTCGCAAAGACACTTCCATCCGAGTCGATGAACTCACTCTGGATCTACAGCAGGACAATTACACAGCAGGCACTATCGCAGCTTTAGGCTTGGACTTCTTCAGTCCAGTCAAGATAACGACTACTCAGCCTAATAACACTTATCTAGAAAAGACAGTTCAAGTCTTTAACATCAACCACCAAATCACGCCTAACTCTTGGAAAGTACGATACGGCACAGCCGAGCCGGTTATCGATGGATTCATCATAGGATCTGATATTTCAGGTATCATAGGCACTAGCGTTTTAAGTTACTAAGGAGTAATAATGCCAACAGGATTGCCAGCAACCACAGGAGATGTCCTATCTTCTACAATGTATAACAGCCTTACCTCTTTCACTATTGGTACTGCTAACACAGCTGATTACACAGCAGTCCTTGCAGACCAGTACCAAGTCCTAGAGATTATGAACAAGGCAACTGCCATTGCTTTTAAGATCCCTACTAATGCATCTGTTGCTTTCCCTATCGGCACAGTGATCACAGTGCTTAACATCGGTGCAGGACTCTGCACAATCTCAGCAGTTACCTCTGGCACTACTACAGTCCTTAGCGCAGGTGCAGTCGCTGCATCTCCTACCCTTGCTCAATATAAGTCAGCAGCTTGCATTAAGACAGGCACAGACACTTGGTACGTGGTGGGCGCGATTGCTTAACTCAATAGTCGCTGTATACGGCAATGGTGTAGCAGCATCGACTAACTCCTATGAGTCGATTGCTACTGTAACTGTTGGCGCAGGTGGATCCTCGACTGCATCCTTTACTAGCATCCCATCTACTTATCAGCATTTACAGATTCGCATGCTTGCTAAAACTGGCGATGCTGGTGCTTTTGGAAGTGCTTCAATGACTATAAATGGCGCAGCAGGTGAACAACGACACGAGTTTTATGGAACAGGTTCAGCAACTGGCGTAGGTGCAAATGCTTCTAGTTTCTTGGTTTATGTTGGTGGCACTGCACAATTTGGCGTGGCTATTGTGGACATCCTCGATTATGCAGACACTAATAAAGCTAAGACATCTCGCGGTCTAGGTGGGGTTGATAACAACGGTTCAGGAATTGTTGCAATTACTTCAGGATTAGAAACAAGCACAACTGCTATTTCATCTTTAACCTTTACAGCCAATAGCGGTAACTTTGCTCAGTATTCATCATTCGCCCTCTATGGAATTAAGGGGTAATCATGCCATCAACATACGAGCCGATAGCCACCAACACATTAGGCAGTGCGGTTTCTACTTATCAATTTACCTCGATTCCTTCGACATACACCGATTTAGTGGTGGTCATGCAGCCAGCATTAAGCGTGTCAAATAATGCCATTTATTTAGATTTTAATAATGACACTGCTACTAATTATAGTTTTACTGTTCTAAGTGGAAATGGATCGGCTGTTACTACTTCTAGAGGTTCAAGTGCAGGTTTAGGCAGTGTGGCTAATGATCTCTTATATCCAAGTTCGACTTTGGGAAATACTACAATAATAATGAATATTCAGAATTACGCTAACACCACAACTAATAAAACCTATTTAGTAAGAGGCAACCAAGCAGATAGTGGTAGCCAAGAATTAATCGGATTATGGAGAAATACTGCCGCTATCAATGCTATAAAGTTTTACTCTGCTGGCTCTAACTTTAGCATTGGATCTACTTTTACCCTCTATGGAATTAAGGCGGCATAATGCCTACGACATTTACCAAGATTGCATCCGTAACAGTAGGAGCAAGTCCTGTAGCCACAATAGATTTCTCATCTATTCCATCGACTTACACTGATCTATGCTTAAAGATGTCACTCAGGACTAACCGAACTGGCACATTTGATTATGTCACTATTAACTTCAATGGCTCATCTGCCAATTTCAGTCTTAAAACAATGCAAGGAGATGGTGGTGGTGGATCTCCAGCATCATATAACCGAGGCACATTTGGGGTAAATTTTATAGGTCGATCAGATGCTGCAAGTAATACAGCTAACACATTTGGCAATGGTGAAATTTACATTCCTAATTACACTGTATCTCAAAACAAATCCAGCAGTATAGATATGGTAAATGAGGATAACTCAGCTACTGCTTACGCCAACATGACTGCTGGTCTATGGGCACAAACAGCAGCAATCAACCAACTAACTATTACTAACGGCACAGGCAATTCTTACGTTCAGTATTCAACAGCAACCCTTTACGGCATATCGAAATCATAAGGAGCAAACATGACAACAGCAATCGAAGTAAACTGCACAACAGGTGAGGTCATCGAACGTCCTTTGACAGCCGGTGAAATTGCAGCAGCAGAAGCAGCAGCTACTCAGGCAGAAGCAGATCGCGTAGCAGCAGAAGCCAAGGCTGAGGCTAAGGCTACGCTACTGGCTAAGTTAGGCATTACTGCTGAAGAAGCAGCACTGCTACTTGGATGAAACCTCAATTAAGTAAAGCTGCGATCCAGTTACGAGAGCAGTTTGATGACTCATTCCCAGATCGTGACCGCACATCGGATGGCTGGATCGGTGATACCCGACACGCTGCTCGCAAGTCTGATCATAATCCAGATGAGCAGGGCTGGGTACGTGCCCTCGATATCGATCGTGACTTACATAAAGGATCAAAACCAGACATTATGGGCGATCTTGCAGATCAGCTTCGCACCTTATCAAAGTCAAAAGCAGACAAGCGTATTAGTTACATCATCTTCGATGGACTTATCTGCTCCCAAATCCTTAACTGGAAATGGCGCACATACACAGGGGCTAACAAACACACTAAGCACATGCATGTCAGCTTTACGAAAAAGGCTGATAATGATGGGGCTTTTTTTCAGATACCTATGTTAGGAGCAAGTAATGAATGAACTAAAGACAGCAGCAGGTTCATGGGCTAGAGCCTTTCTAGTAGCAGTTATCTCAATGGCAGCAGCAGGGGTCACAGACCCTAAGGCACTTATCGCAGCTGGCGTTGCATCTATCCTGCCTCCAGTGTTGCGTTACCTATCGCCTAACGACACAGCTCTCGGCATTAAAAAGTAATGAGTGCCCTTAACTGGGCAGGTTTTGCAGTAGCACTTGTCACGATTGGGTCTGCCTTTGTAGGTTCAATCCGCTGGTTAGTTAAGCATTACCTTGCTGAACTAAAACCCAATGGTGGATCGTCAATGAACGATAGATTGACAAGACTTGAAGCGCGTGTCGAAACTGTGATTCAACTCCTAGACAGGTAACAATTATCTCATGGCAAGAAAAGCGACAAAGGCACTAGAGGAGCAGGGTTACTCTAAGTTAGATGCTTATTGCATTGGGCTTTATGAATACTTTTGCAGCCTTAAAAGAGCAGGCTTTAAGGAAGACATAGCCATGTTCATGATTACCGAGCCTCAGTCGTATCCTGGTTGGATCTTGCCAGACCCAGTCGATCCAGAGAAGTTCGGCGATTATGAAGATGAGGATGATGATTAAAAAACGCTATCTGGTTATCTCGGATCTACAGATCCCCTATCACCATGAGCAGGCCGTTAAGAATTTAATCAAGCTAGTAAAGCGAGAGAAGTTTGACCTGGTATTAAATACCGGTGATGAACTGGACATGCAGTCACAAAGCAAGTGGGCACAGGGCACTAAGTTAGAGTGGGAGGGAACATTAGATGCTGACAGAAGCCTTGCTCAGAATATTCTCTATGACCTCGGCACAACAGATGTCACTCGCAGCAATCACACAGACAGGCTCTACCATACGTTATTACGAGCACCTAGCCTCATTGGGTTGCCAGAGCTTGAGTATGCCAAGTTTATGGACTTTGCCGGACTCGGCATCCGATTCCACAAAAAGCCCTTTGAATTCCACAAAGGATGGGTGCTAGTCCATGGCGATGAAGGATCTATGAACTCCAACGCTGGACTTACTGCCCTTGGTTTGGCTAAGAAGTTTGGCAAGTCTGTAGTCTGTGGACACACTCACAGGGCAGGCATCAGTGCCTTCACAGAGGGCATAGGAGCCTCATACAGGACTTTGTGGGGCTTAGAGGCAGGAAATGTCATGGACAAGAAGAAAGCCTCTTATTTAAAGGCTGGCAGTGCTAATTGGCAGATGTCTGTGGCAGTCATAGAAACCCATGGCAATCATGTTAGCCCTATGCTCGTGCCTATCAACAAGGACGGATCGTTCACCCTTTACGGGAAGTTATACGCCTAAATCCGTTATCAAATCGTTATGCAAATATGCACGATTATGTCGTGTCGGTGTGTCACACTAATATCGTAAGCCAGTCAAGGGCACTGGTTACAGATAGGTACACAAATGTCTACAATCGAAATCTATGGGCCAATTACACAAGAAAAGTATTACTGCTTGTATTGCAGCTTTGACATGACGATCACAAAGGTCTGCTTGGACTGCAATGAATATAAGAGCGCAGTTACTTTGCAAGAATTCTTTGAGATGAATGGCCATTACCCAAAGTTAAAGCTGGTGAAGTAATGACTATCCAAGAAAAGGCACTGCTGATCTGTTTTATAGGGTTAATCTTCTCAATGACACTAATAGCAATAGACGCTTACCGGACAGGCCATGAGCGAGGACTGCGAGAAGGCTGGCATCGGGGCCGCTCAGTTAGCCGTCAGGAGTTCTGGGAAGAATGAAAGCCAATGAAATCCTACTCACAGCAACCGACACGATCTCTCAGCGTGGCCTCACATATGGTCATCCTTCGGATAACTTGTCGCACACAGCAATGCTCCTCAGTGCATATTTACAAACACCAATACACGACTATCAGGTGGCAGGGATCATGGTCTTGGTTAAACTTGCCAGGACTAATCAATCTGCACAGCAAATCGACACATGGATCGACATGGCATCCTATGCCGCACTTGGTGGACAACTAGCTACAGAGGAGAATGATTTATATGTTTAATTTAGCCGACTATGAGCCAGTGGAGGTACGACTTGAAAAGTTTATTAAGGACTATCCAGCGTTTCGGATATCAACAGAGCTGGAGGTTGTCGAGGCTACTCGATACATTGTTAAGGCGTATCTATATAAGGATGCTAGTGATAGCGTTGCATGGGCAACAGGGTACGCTGAGGAGACAGTATCTTCCAGAGGTGTTAATCAGACTTCAGCACTTGAGAATTGTGAAACTTCGGCGATCGGCCGAGCACTTGCAAATGCAGGTTATGCTCCTAAAGGAAAGAGACCAAGCCGAGAAGAAATGAAGAAGGTCGTTGCTACAAAAGTAGTAAAGCCACCGGTACAGGATCTTGTACCAGATCAGCAGGACTATTGGACTACTCCAGTCAATGAATATATGAAGGTAGTAGATGCTCCAGTTACCTTAGAAAAGGCTATGGAAAACGTAGCTGCGATCATAGGTACAGGAGAAGCACAAGAAGCACCATCTTGCAAGCATGGACACATGGCGTGGCGTGAAGGCACTAAGAATAACAAGGCTTGGGGTGGTTACTTCTGCTCTGTGGTCAATAATCAAGGGGGCGAACCTAAGTGCCCTACACAGTGGTACACACTAAGCAGCGAAGGTAAGTTTGTCCCTCAGAAAGCGTGGGCATAATGGGTAAATTAGAGTTTTATAACGAGACAACTGGTGAGTGGACTAACTTGGAAGATGTGCCGTTGTTTGACACAATTAACTGTCAATTATGCAATGAGCCAACAGAAGCGCATGACATCGTTGCAGAGATTAAATTCAAGGATGATCAGCCAGTAGTGGGGGCATGGCAGTGCAGAAAGTGCAAAGCCGTCAATGGATGAAGATAAGATAAACTGCTCAAGATGCGAGAAGCCAACACCAGAGTCTGAGGTGTTAGAGGTTGGCGCATGGTGGGTGTGTGGAATCTGTTATGACGATATTTAATGGCTAGTCAAGCAAGGAAACACAGAGGTTTCCGCACAGAGCGCGTTGTCGCACAGTACCTATCGACTGTGTGGCAGGGTGCCTGTGTGGGACGGGGTAGTGGCAAGGATATTGTGAATGTGCCGTTTGATGTTGAAGTAAAAGCCAGGGCAGGCTTTCAACCTCTTGCGTACTTGAAGCAATTAAAGGCTCGCACATCTTCTTCGGGGGAATTGGGATTTGCGTGTCTGAGACTCAACGGACAAGCTGAGAACGCAGAGGACTATGCCTGCGTGATCCGTCTAGGGGATCTATTGCCACTACTCCAACTTAAATATGGTCATCTTACTAGCGAACCCACAGAGGCAGACATTGACCGCTGCACAGGCTGTGGGTCTTACATGATACAGAGGTGTTTAACTTGCCAGCCTATGACTACAAATGCTCACGATGCAATCTCAGTCAAGAGATTTATCATGGATGGCACGATCGACCAGTAGTCCCATGCACTTACTGCAATGAGCCTATGATTAAAGTTATAGCTGCGATACCGGCAGTGTTTAAGGGCAAAGGCTTCTATAGTACGGATAAATAGTTATCCACAGAAGTTATCCACAGGGTACTAGAAAGAGGTCTCAATGAAGCGACACACCGCTCTGACCAGCACTTATGCAAATGTATTTGACATCGATGGTACGCTAACGGCGCAGAGCCTCTCAAAGGCTCACCGCAAGCCCCTTAAGGGCGTTGCTTGCGGGGTGCTAGTAGCTATTGGGATAGCTCTATGCATCATGCCTGATGCAGGTGGATCTATACCAAAGCAATATGTAAGTTATAAAGAATATGCTTATTATGCATTAGGTTATAACTTAGAAGAATATAAATGTCTATCTATACTCTATGGTAAAGAATCAGCATGGAATCCAGCAGCTGTTAATGGATCACACTATGGGATACCTCAAGGTAGATCAGAGTATCTATCTACAGTAGATGGATATAAGCAGATACAATGGGGCCTTGACTATATAGGTCATAGATATGGTGAACCATGTATTGCATTAGATCATTGGCGTAAGTACGGATGGCATTAAAGAATAACGATCCTAGATTAACTACTGCTTATAAGAAGATAAGACTTCAGGTACTAGCTAGAGACAACTATACATGCCGGTACTGTCAAGGCGCAGCAGACACAGTAGATCACCTAGTAGCCCTGGTTAATGGGGGCGATCCACTAGATCCAGAGAACATGGCCTCTGCATGCCGTAGATGCAACAGCTCAAAGGGTGCACGCTCAGCACCCCTTTTTTTAGCACCTTTATCTACCCCCTATGCCTCTCCTGCGTCTATCTCCCCGACACGCGCCAAACCGGTCCAAGACAGTCCGTTCATTAACCGACCCGATCCGAGTTAGACTGAGAACATGGCAGCTAAGAAACGTAAGAGACTGGGGCAGACAAAACCACGTTTGTCCAACGCTCCAATTAAGGGCAAATCCAGAGTTGATGAAGTAGCAAAGCTCGCAGAGCAGATCGGCATGCCCCTCCTCCCATGGCAGCATCACGTCTTGGAGGACATGCTGAAAATTGACAGCAAAGGGAACTTTGTGCGTAAGTCAAACCTGTGCTTGGTAGCAAGACAGGCCGGTAAGACTCATTTAGCGCGTATGCGTGTGCTTGCTGGGCTGTTTATCTTCCGCGAGAAGAACATCCTTATGATGTCCTCAAACAGAGGCATGGCCTTGACTTCATTCCGAGAGATTGCCTCAATGATTGAAAGGCACGACTTTCTCATGTGCCAGGTGAAGGCGATCCGGTATGCCAACGGCACTGAGTCCATAGAGTTACTGCCTGAGTTTGGCGGATGCAGATTAGATGTAGTAGCTGCGACCAGAGATGGTGCTCGCGGTAGAACAGCAGACTTTCTCTGGATCGATGAGCTGCGAGAGATTGATGAGCAGGCTTTTATCGCGGCAAGTCCAGTCACCAGAGCACGTCCCAATTCCCAGAGTCTCTACACGTCAAATGCCGGTGATAATTTCTCAAAAGTTCTGAACGATATGAGAAACAGAGCGCAGGAGTATCCGCCTAAGCAGTTAGGTTATTGGGAGTATTCTGCGCCACAGTATTGCAAGATCGATCTCAATTCTGATGAGTTTTGGGATGCGATAGCCATGGCCAACCCTTCGCTTAATTATACTGTGACAGAGGATGCCATTCGCGAGACGATTGCTATCAGCAGTGTTGAATCTATTCGCACAGAGACACTTTGCTCGTGGATCGATGCTTTAAGTAGCCCTTGGCCTATGGGAATCCTTGAAGAGACTAGCGACAGCGATCTAACTATGTCGGCTGGGCCGTATACAGTCTTTGGCTTTGATGTCAGTCCGTCTAAGAGAAACGCGAGCCTTTGCGCTGGCCAGATCCTTCCAGATGGCCGCATAGGAATAGGCATCTTGGAGACCTACTACAGCGATACAGCAGTGGATGACCTTAAGATCGCAGCTTCTATCAAAGCATGGTGCGATATCTACCGGCCTAAGCTAGTGCTTCACGACAAATACACAACGGCCACAATAAGCGAACGCCTAGCCAATGCCGGAGTCAAAGTTCAAGATATTTCAGGTCAGAAGTTTTATCAAGCATGTTCGGATTACCTTGACAGCCTGGTAAATCATCGCGTGGTTCATTCGGGGCAGGAAATCTTTATAGAGCAGATGAATAACTGCGCGGCTAAAGAATCAGATCATGGCTGGAGAATCATCCGCAGGAAATCAGCAGGCGATGTTAGCGCACCGATTTCACTGGCCATGATTGTGTCCACTCTGATGAAGCCTCAATCTGTACCTCAAATATATACTTAGACACGCCCTATCATATTGTCTAATGTCTTGACAAATGGTATCCTTTATGACTATGGGTCTATTTCGCAAAACTGAAGCTACACCTAAAGATGTGCGTTCATCGCTTACAGCGCAATACGCCCCTACTATTATGGGCGAGAACTTAAACTCGCTTTACAATTACGTACTACCTCGCGTTCAACGCAATGAAGCTATGTCCGTACCTTCAGTCGCAAAATGCAGAAACCTTTTAAGTGGTGTCATCGGTGGACTGCCACTTAATTTATATCGCAAGTCCACAGGTGAAGAATTAGGAAACCCAATCTGGGTAGATCAACCAGCAATCAATCAACCTCGCTCAGTAACAATGGCGTGGACTGTTGATTCATTGCTTATGTATGGTGTTGCTTACTGGCAAGTTACAGAAGTATATGCAGAAGATGGCCGTCCTTCTCGCTTCAAGTGGATTCCAAATGTCAAAGTTACTTTTACCACTGATCTTTATGGCATGGAAATTACTCAATACTATATTGAGGCTGTTGCCGTACCTATGTCCGGTCTTGGCAGTATCGTAACTTTCCAAGCATTTGATGAAGGTATCCTAGAACGCGGATCTGAAACTATTAGAGCTGCAATCGATCTCCGCAAAGCAGCAGTGCTAGCAGCATCTACACCAATGCCTAGCGGAGTGCTACGCAATAACGGAGCAGACTTAGATCCAAAAGAAGTTGCAGGACTACTTGCAGCATGGAAGAACGCTCGCAATAATCGCAGCACTGCATATCTAACTTCTACTCTTGAATACCAGCCAACATCATTTTCACCTAAAGACATGATGTATGATGAAGCGCAGCAATTCTTGGCTACTGAAATTAGCCGTCTATGTAACATTCCTGCTTACATGCTTTCAGCAGAAGCAAATCAGAGCATGACATACGCCAACGTCTTGGACGAACGCAAACAATTTTTCTCTCTCAGCCTTGCGCCTTATGTATGTGCGATAGAGGATCGTCTCTCAATGGATGACATCACTGCTCGCGGTAATGCTGTTCGCTTTGATGTTGATTCTTCATTCTTGGCAACAGAACCAATGGAACGCTTGCTAGTAATTGAGAAGATGCTATCTCTTGGCTTGATCACAGTTGAGCAAGCGATGGAGATGGAAGATTTAACACCTAATGGAAGCGAAGGACTGGAATAATGGAAAATCAGATAATCACTTTCACAGCAGGGCTTATTGCCAATGTTGAGGAACGTTTAATCTCAGGCAAGATCGTGCCAGCAGGAACAGGCGAAGTAGGCAACACTTCAGCCGGCAAGGTTGTCTTTGAGAAAGGTGCTATTGAAATCCCAGAAAATCCAAGCACTGTTAAGTTACTGAACCAGCACGACATGAGACAGCCTTTAGGTAAGGCCACATCATTCTCAGAATTAGAAGATGGCATTTATGCGAGCTTTAAGATTAGCCGCAGCAACAGGGGTTCAGAGGCTTTGATCCTGGCAGAAGAGGGACTCCAGTCCGGTCTGTCAGTGGGAGTAGAAGTAATTAAGTCAAAGCAGAAGGGCAACGTGATGTTTGTATCCGCTGCCAAGTTGCTAGAAGTTTCATTGGTAACAGAGCCAGCATTTAAGTCTGCTCAAGTTATCGATGTTGCTGCTGAGGAAACTCCAGAAGCAGTAGAAGAAATCCAACCAACAGAAAGCGAGACAGCTGTGGAGAATACTCCAGAGACAGTTGCAGCACCAGTAGAGGCAGCAGCGGTTGAAGCTGCTCGTCCTGTTATCACTGCGACTACATTCGTGCGCGAGCGCGTAGCACCAATCACATCAGCACAGTACCTAGAAGCAAACATCAAGGCAGCCCTTGGTGATGATGAGGCTCGCCGCGTTATCCGCGCAGCAGATGACTCAACATCAACAAACACAGGTTTGACACTTGCACCACACCTAAACACTTTCATTACTGATACCTTCACAGGTCGTCCAGCATTTGAGGCAGTAACACGTGCAGCACTTATTGAAAGTGGCATGTCTTTCACTGTCCCTCGCTTGTATACCAATGATGCGACTCCAGATGTTGCACCAACAGTTGCAGACACAAACGAAGGCTCAGCACCATCTGAAACAGGAATGACATCTGCTTACGACACAGTAACAGTTGAAAAATTCTCTGGCTTACAGCGCGTATCTTTCGAACTCGTTGATCGTTCATCTCCAGCATTCATGGAGTTAATGATGACTGAACTTCGCAAGGCATACGAGAAAGCTACAGATGCAGCCCTTATCGCTAAGTTCATCTCTGCTGGTACAACAGCAACAGGTGTAGCAGCAACAGCAGCAGGATTGCAGTCATTCATCGCAGTAGAAGGCGCAGCAGCATATAAGGGCACAGGCGGAGACTTTGCTAACAAGCTAGTTGCAAGCACTGACCAATGGGCAGCCATAGCCGGATACGCGGATACCACTGGACGCGCTCTATTCTCAGCACAAGGACCAACATACAACGCTTCAGGTAACGCAGTAGCGACATCTGTACGCGGTGGAGTCCTTGGGACTGACTTGATCGTAGATCACAACATCTCAGCATCAGGCGTAATCGATAACTCAGCCTTCTTGGTTGCACCATCATCTGTATATGCGTGGGAAAGCCCAACAACACAGCTACGCGTGAACGTACTTACTTCAGGCGAGATCGAAATCAACCTTTACGGATACTTAGCACTATATGTTGCTAAGTCAGGTAAGGGTGTTCGTAAGTTCAACCTAACTTAATAAATAGGTAACTAAGTCGCTCTAGGGGGTCGGTAGCCCTCCGACTCCCTAGAGTCTTTAGAAAGGAAATCATGGCATTAACAACAGTCGCAGAACTCCGCAGTACCCTCGGAGTCGGTACGTTGTATTCTGATGCCACTTTGCAAGAAGTTTGTGATGCAGCAGATGTTGTCCTTCTGCCTATGCTATGGGCTCCTAAGTGGTTCGCAGTAGCGCACAGCAACATCGTGAGCGAAGGCACTCTTTACTTTGACATTCCTGTCACAGATATCTTCTATGTCGGACAGACTGTAACTATCTCTAATTCGGGTACTAAATACAATGGATCTAAAACTATTGCTAGTGTCGGTACTTATTCAATCTCAGTGCCTACGACCCACACAGTCGTGCAACCTAAGCACCCTATTGAGCCATTTGGCACAGTAACAGCTGAGACTTACACAGACTGGACAACAGACACAGCAGTTCAATTAGCAGCTTTAATGATCGCTGTTGAAATCTGGCAAGCAAAGACAGCCACTTTATCTGGCTCAAATGCTATCGATTTCCAGCCATCCCCTTATCGGATGTCAGCACAATTACTGGCGAAGATCAGGGGCATGATTGCCCACGCGCTTGCGCCTACCAGTATGATCGGGTAGTCAATGCCTCCAGTAGCAATTACGACACTGCGCACTACCTTAGCCACTGCGCTAGTAGATAATAATAAATATCAAGTCTTTGCCTTTCCTCCGGCAACAGTCCTGGCTAACTCAGTGATCGTATCTCCAGATTCTGAATATATTGTGCCTAGCAATAATCAGCATATAACTATCAGCCCTATGGCTAACTTTAAGATTATTATGACAGTCCCATTGTTTGACAATGAGGGCAACCTTAACGGGATCGAAGATACTGTTTGTGGCGTGTTCGCAAAGCTCGCAGCATCTGCTCTGGTCTATAATGTAAGCGCAATCAGCGCACCTAGTATTCTCAACGCTGCATCAGGCGATCTGCTCAGCTGCGAGATGTCCGTATCAATCCTTACGAGTTGGAGTTAAAATGTCCGAGTGGGAAAAAGAAAACGAAGCCTTCCTGATCAAAATCGGGCAGGTAGCACCAGCAGCACCAAAGCCAGCAACTACTAAGAAAGACGAGGAATAATCTCATGGCTGTATTTCTAAATAACTTGGTCGGCGTGAAGATTAACTCTGTTGATCTTTCAGACCATGTCACATCAGTGACAATTAACCGCGTATTCGATGAACTAGAAGTCACTGCAATGGGTGACAGTTCACACAAGTTTGTCAAGGGTCTTGAGTCATCAACAGTGACAATCGACTTCCTAAACGACACAGCAGCAGCAAACGTATTGGCAACACTACAGG